CTTCGCAGGGCGCTTCGTCCATTGCCATTACCGGCACTGGCACGCAGACCATCAAGAAGGGCGACGTGTTCACGATTGCTAACGTGTTTTCCGTTAACCCGCAGACCCGCGAGTCCACCGGTTCGCTCCAGCAGTTCGTCTGCACGGAAGACGAGACGGCCGCTGGCGGCGCGTATGCGGAAGTGAAGATCAGCCCGGCGATCTACACGTCGTCGAACGCTCTTGCGACCGTTGACTCGTTCCCGCAGTCTGGCGCTGCTGTCACCTTCTTGGGTGGCGCTTCGACCCAGTATCCGCAGAACCTCGTGTACCACAAGGACGCGATTGCGTTTGCCACGGCTGACCTCCTGCTCCCGCAGGGCGTTGACATGGCTTCGCGTCAGGTCCACAACGGTGTGTCCATGCGCGTTGTCCGTCAGTACGACATCAACAACGACCGTATGCCGTGCCGTATCGACGTGCTGTATGGCTACTCGGTGATTCGCCCGCAGATGGGCGTGCGTCTCTGGGGCTAACCCTTAACCTTATTCACGGAGTAATTCAAAATGGCACTTCCTAATGGTTCTGGTGGTTATCAGTTTAGCGACGGTAATGTTGGCGAGCCGCTCCTGTTTGCACAGGGCGCTCCTACGGCCATCGCTGCGGCTGCAACTGCAACGCCTGCTCAGTTGGCGAACGGTCTTTTCACGTTCGACGGCACGGCTGGCGACCTGACCCTGCCGACTGTTGCTGACCTTGAAGTCTACGTTTCGTCTGCCTCTAAGGTAGATGCGGCGTTCGACTTCTACGTCATCAACATCGACGCCTCGGGTTCGGATGCGGTGACGGTGGCGATTGGCACGGGCTGGACGCTCGTCGGTGCGGGTGCAGTGGCAGCCGCCACGTCAGGCCACTTCCGTTGCCGTAAGACTGGCGACGGTGCGTGGACTGTCTATCGCATCTCGTAATTGCAAACGCCCCCTACGGGTTACACCGTAGGGGGCACTGCTTAGAGGACTACGCTCATGCCTAACACCAAGCCGATTGGTGTCGCCTACGCAGACCAGCTTTTGGACGGAGCTCGCTTCGTGCCGGAAGTGGCTGCAAACACGGCGGCGCTGACCACCATCACCTCAACGGCTCCTGGCACTGCTGACTTTGCGATTCAAGATTTGGTCAACTCCAGCGCGTTTGGCTTCGTCACCAAGGACGAAGGCAACACGGTGCTGGCGGTGATTGCCAATCTTCAGACTCGCGTGGCGGAACTGGAGAGCAAACTTGCCACTTACGGTATCCTGCCGTAACCATGCACTTCTACCTACGACACCCTGTCCACGGTACCAAGGTGGCCATCTCCGATCTGGAGATGGCCGCCGACTTGGAGCATGGATGGGAAGAATTCGACCCCCTCAACCGTGAACCGATTGAAGAATCGGTGGAGTCGGTCAATAATCTGGAGCCAAAGCGCCGCCGTAAGGCCGCGCAACCGTCCGTTAACGCATAGGGGCGCCTCATGGCCGTCACAGCCCAGAACCTAATCAACAAGTCGTTGCGACTGCTGGGCGTGTTGGCGTCTGGTGAGACGACAACGGCGGATGAAGCGCAGGATTCGCTTTATAGCCTGAACTCGATCATCGACTCGTTTTCGGCCAATCCGCAGTATTACTTCTGCACACAAGCCGAATCCTTTGCGCTTGCGCTAGGGCAGAACACGTACACGATCGGCAACGACCCCGACACGTCGCCCGCTGCTAACTGGGTGACAGCACGCCCTATCCGTATCGTCGGTGCGTTCGTGCGCATCAGCGGCGTCGATACGCCGTTGGCGCTGATTACGGAACAGTATTGGACTAACATCACGCACAAATCCGCGTCCGGTACGCCCACCAAACTGTTGTACCGGCCTAACACGCCGTACGGTCAAGTGGTGCTGTACCCCACACCCAACGTCAGTATTCCGATCGTATTAAAAGCGGAAAAAATGATTGGGCGGTATTCGACACTGGTGTCTACGCAATACTTGCCGCCGGGCTATCAGCGGCTGTTGGAATTGTCTTTGGCGATGGAGCTCGCACCGGAATATGGGACGCAGGTTAAACCGGAGATTTTGGCGAACCTTCGCGCGGATCTGGACAGCCTTATTCGTACCAACATCCAGCCCTTGCCGGTTAACAAGACTGATAACTTCCCCAACACGAACACCACGTTCAACATGCCCCCGATCTAGGTGAATTATGGCAACGACTCGCGAACTTTTGAACGGTGCGCATCGCCTGCTGGGCTTGGTGAACTCCGGTAACGTGCTGCCCGAGGCGGTCTATCAGGACAATTTGATCGCCCTCAATCAAATGATTGACAGTTGGAACACCGAGCGATTGTCGGTGTTTTGCACGGAAGATCAAACCTACCTGTGGTCTGCCGGCGAACGAGTGCGCACGCTTGGGCCGAGCGGTGACTTTGCGTTCATTTTGGGCACCGAAGCGCCTGAGCCGATGGGCACGCAAAGCGATGATTTTATTGGTGTGGACACTCTGTTCAATCCGCGCCGCCCGATCTTGTTGGAAGACTCGACGTATTTCCGCGATCCGACGACCAACGTGTCGTACGGCATCCGGTTCATTAACCAGTTGCAATACAACAACATCGCGGTCAAAACGGTGCAGAGCACGTACCCGCAAGTGTTGTTCGTTAACATGACGTTTCCCAACATCACGTTGACGGTGTACCCCGTGCCTAACCGGCAGTTGGAGTTTCACTTCATTTCGGTACAAACGTTGGCGAACCCCGCCACGTTGGAAACCAACCTTGAGTTTCCGCCAGGCTACTTGCGCGCGTTCCGCTACAACTTGGCTTTGGAGCTCGCACCCGAGTTTGGCGTCGAGCCGTCGTCTGAAGTGCGACGCGTCGCGATGTACAGCAAGCGCAACTTGAAGCGCATTAACAACCCCGATGACGTGATGGCGATGCCGTACAGCATCATCGCGCGTCGCAACCGTTACAACATCTACGCCGGGAACTTCTAATCATGGCGACAAAAATCACCATCAATAACCTTCCGGCCACGTCCTCGTCCTCGGGCGCGGATCAGTTTGTCTTGGTGCAAGGCAGCCTGACCCGAAAGATCACCAACACCAACCTGTTCACCAATACCACGTTGACCAGCCCCACGCTCGTCACGCCGACGTTGGGTGTGGCAACCGCGACCAGCGTCAACAAGGTCGCGATCACCGCGCCCGCCACTGGCGCGACGCTCACGCTCGCCGACGGCAAAACGCTGACGGTCAACAACACCATCACGTTTTCAGGCACCGACGCGACGACGATGACCTTCCCCGCGACCGATGCGTCCATTGCCCGCATTGACGCGGCGCAGACGTTCACCGGCACGCAGACCTTTGCGGGTGCGGTGGTCGGCAGCGTGCAGGCGCTCTCGGGCCCCGGTGCCGTTAACGTCACGACCGTGACGACGGCGTTTACTTCGACGGGCACAGGCGATGCGCTGACGCTTGCGGACGGCGTGGCCGGACAGCTTAAGGCCATCGTGTACGTCGCGGAAACGGCGGGTGCTGACACCGGCGTGCTGACGCCCACCAACTTTGGCAACGGCACGACGATCACGTTTAACGCCGTGGGCGAGAGCGTGCTCTTGCAGTTCCTCGGCACCGATTGGTGGATCGTGTCCAACAACGGCGCGACCGTCGCCTAATGAAGACGCCGATCCTCGGATCATCGTATGTCGTGCGCAGCCCTAACGCGGCGGACGCGCGCATGGTCAACTTGTACCCTGAGATTATCCCCGAGGGTGGCAAGGAGCCGGCGTACTTGCAGCGCTGTCCTGGCATGGAGCTGATCGCGTCCGTTGGGACGGGGCCGATCCGAGGGCTTTGGAACCGCGAGAACGACATCTACATTGCCTCGGGCAGTGAGATGTACAAGATGACGCCGGACATTGCCATTACCAAGCTCGGCGACATCACGGGCACAGGCCCCGTGTCAATGGCGGACAACGGCTTGCAGCTGTTTATTGCCTGCAATCCTGACGGCTTCATTTACAATTTCACCACTAATGTCTTTGCGCAGATTACCGATCCAGACTTCCCCGGTGCTGTCACCGTGGGGTATCTGGATGGGTACTTTGTCTTTAACGAGCCGAACAGCCAGCGTATCTGGGTGACGGCGCTGCTCGATGGCCTGTCCGTCGATCCGCTCGACTTCGCCTCTGCCGAAGGCTCACCCGACGGCTTGGTCGCTGTAATGATTGACCACCGCGAGGCGTGGCTCTTTGGCACAAACTCGACCGAAGTCTGGTACAACTCCGGCAACCCTGACTTTCCGCTGGAGCGCATCCAAGGCGCGTACAACGAGATCGGCTGCATCGCGCCGTACTCCGTGGCCAAACTCGACAACACGACCTTTTGGCTGGGTGCTGATGCACGCGGTCGCGGGATCGTTTACCGCGCAAACGGCTATCAGGCGGTGCGTGTCTCGACGCACGCGGTTGAGTTCGCCATTCAAAAGTACGCCGACATGTCGGACGCGCTGGCGTACACGTATCAGCAGGACGGCCACGCGTTCTACGTGCTGGTTTTTCCGACCGCCGACACTACGTGGGTCTACGATGCGGCGACACAGGCATGGCACGAGCGCGCCGCGCTGGTGAATGGCGAGTACAAGCGCCATCGCTCGAACTGCCACGCGGCGTTTAACAACTACCCGACCGTGGGCGACTTTGAAAACGGTAACATTTATCAGTTCAAATTGGATGTCTATTTGGATGCCGGTGTGGTGCAGAAGTGGCTGCGCCGTTGGCGCGCACTGCCGACCGGCCAGAACAACCTGACCCGCACGATCCATCACCAGTTGCAGCTCGACTGCCAGACGGGTGTCGGTCTCTCGGGCGATGCGTCCACGTCGGTGCTGGACTTGATCCTATCCACCGAAGGCGCGCAGGAGATCGAGACCAACCAAGCCATCGCGCCAAACACCGCGCCAAGCTCGCTCTACGCGCTCATTGGCCCGAACGTCGGCACCGACCCGCAGGTCATGCTGCGTTGGTCCGATGACGGCGGGCATACTTGGAGCAATGAGTATTGGCGCGACATGGGGCCGATCGGCACCACGCAAACGCGCGTCATCTGGCGCCGGCTCGGCGCGACGATGAAGTCGCGCGACCGAGTGTATGAGGTGTCGGGCACGGATCCCGTCATTGTCGCCATCATGGGAGCGGAGCTGGAACTCAGCCCGACGACCGCATGACGGTACCCAACACAACCAACATCCCCGCGCCGCGTGTGCCGCTCATTGACGAGCGCACGGGCACCATCTCGCGCGAGTGGTTCCGGTTCCTCAACAACCAGTTCCAACTGACGGGTGGCGGCACGACCGCCATCTCGCTCGCGGACCTTGAGCTCGCGCCGTTTAGCGACGCAGCGACCGAGGCCGAGCTTGCCGTCACGCAGTCGCGTGTGGAAGCGCTGGAGTTAGGCCCGCCTCGGCTGGAGCTAAACCCCATCAATTACGGTTCGTTCTACTCAACGCAAACGCAAGCGGCGACCGTCATTAATACGGCTTACGCTATTACGTACAACAATGCTGACACGGCGTATGGCATTTACCGTGATCCGGCGGATAACAGCAAGATTAAAGTCTCGCGGCCTGCCATCTACAACGTGCAGTTCTCCATTCAGGTGGACAAGACTTCAGGCGGTAGCGGCAAGTTTTACATTTGGCCCGCCATTAACGGCACTGCCGTCCCTGACTCTGGATTGCTGATCCAAATCCAAGGCAACAACGCAGAAATTTTTTCGGCAGCCAATTACTTTTTGCCGCTGTCCGACGGTGACTACTTTCAGTTATTCTTTTCCGTTGACAGTCTTGACGTGCAGTTGCAGCACTTTGCGGCGGTGGCCCCTGTGCCCGCGATTCCATCCATCATCTTAACCGTGATGCAGGTGTATATATGACCGTGTTTCTCTCCCCGCTGGCCGGTGCCGGCGCACAGTTCTTCGACGGCGCGGGCAACCCGCTTGCAGGCGGTCGCATCCTTACCTACACGGCGGGCACGACCACGCCGGAGGCGACCTACACCAGCATCAGTGGCGGCACGGCGCACAGCAACCCCATCGTGCTCAACTCCGAAGGCCGCGTGCCGGCGGAGATTTGGCTATCGGAAGCCGTGAGCTACAAGTTCGTCCTGCAAAACGCGGCGGGCGTGCAGATCGGCACGTACGATGACATCTCAGGCGTCAACGATTTGACGGTTTCGGGCATCAGCTGGTCGAACGTGACCGGCACCCCGACGACGCTCTCGGGCTACGGCATTACCGATGCATTGTCATCGGCGACCGCTGCCTCGACCTACGCGCCGATCGCAAGCCCGACGTTTACCGGCACGGTGCTGATTCCTGACAACGCGCCGAGCAACACCAACTATCCGGTCGGCTACCGCGAGGCGCCGCTCAACAGCAAGACGACGGGCTACACGCTCATCGCCTCGGATGCCGGCAAAACCATCTTGATGAACGGGAGCAGCGTGACGTTGACCATACCGGCCAACTCCGCTGTGCCCTTTCCCACGGGCACGGTATTCATTGTTATCAATGTCAATGCCAGTGCCCTGTCCATTGCCATCACGTCCGACACGTTGACGCTCGTGAACAGCACCACGACCGGCACGCGCACACTGGCGCAGAACGGCGTCGCCACCTGCGTTAAGATTGCCGCGACCTCGTGGCTCATCAGCGGAGCAGGCTTGACCTAATGAGCGGCGCCACCCTCATCGCGTTCATCAACGGCAGCACAGGCGGTGCGGGCGCGGGCGTGTATGACTTTACGGAGCCAGGCACGGGCGAAGTGATTATCCCGACCGGCGCCACGGGCGTCACCGTTCAGGTGTGGGGATCGGGCGGCGGCGGCGGGTTTGGCTACATTGGCTTTATTGCGCCCGGCGAG